CTGCGGGATGCGCGGCCCGACCATGCGGGGCGGCGTCAGGCTGTTCAGCACCGCTCCGTCGACTGAGGCCCCGAGCGCCGCACCGATCGCCCCGCCGACCGGGCCGCCCAGCGCAGCGCCGACCGAGGACAGGATCACCTGGGCCATGACGTCGTCTCCTGTGGAAAGGCAAAGGCCGCGACCAGCCGCTCGCGCCACCAGCGGCCCAGCCAGCTTTCGACGCAGGCCCGGCCCCAGTAGGCGTGGAGGATGCGGTCGGGGGCCGACTGGATCGCGCAGTGGCGGGCCGTGGCGTCGGGACTCATGCGGAACACCAGCACGTCGCCGGGCTGGGCCTGCGCCGGGTCCAGCGGCTGCAGCCAGCGTCCGAAGGCCTGCAGCAAAAGCTCGCCGCCGCCGAGTTCGGCCCAGTCCGGGCGGTAGGGCGGCAGAGCTTCCGGCTCGGCCCCGTAAAGCGCCCGCCAGACCCCGCGCACCAGACCGAGGCAATCACAGCCCGCCCCCAAGGTGCTGGCCTGATGGCAATAGGGCGTGCCCAGCCAGCGCCGGGCCTCGGCGAGGGCGGCGGTGCGATTTGCGTCCTTCTCCCCTTGCGGGAGAAGGTGGCCCCGGACCGCGTCCGGGGTCGGATGAGGGGTCGCTCTGACCTGACCGGCTGCGGCCACCTGATCCGCCGTCGCGGCGGATACCACCATCAACCCCTCATCCGGCGCTGCGCGCCACCTTCTCCCACAAGGGGAGAAGGGACCGTTCGCCCCCCTCACCGCTTGCCCCCGTCATGACGCTCGCCCTCGGAGGGGTAGAGGGTCAGGAAGTCCTCACCCGGCAGGGCCGGAAAGCCGCGGAAATTGACGCCGCTGGCGAAGGTCGTGGTGCAGGTCGCCCAGCGGCGGTCGCAGGTCGCGCCGGGATGGGCGGCGAGGTCGACGCCGCAACGGGCATCGCCCAGCACCGCATCGCAGAGCCGCCCGAACACCCGGCCGGCCACGCGGTCGAGGGCGGCCAGCGGCCCCTCCAACTCGGCGGTGAAGGCCTCGCCCTCCCGCCGCAGCCGGGCGATCTGCGCCTGCCACAGCAGTACCCGCAGGCCAGGATCGCTCCAGTCCACCCGCCAGCAGGCGACCCGGGCCCCGTCATAGAGGCCGGCCTCAAGATCGGCCGCCGTCAGGGCCGCATCGTCCAGCCCGCCGAGCGCAGCGGCCAGACCCGGCGTGAACCCGGCGGCCGTCTCGTGCGCTCCGGCCGTCCAGCCGGTTGCGGCCCGGCAGGTGACGCCCGCGACGGTGAGGTCGGCGTCATGGTCGGTAAAGCCCAGCACCGTCCCGTCGCTGCGGGTCAGGATCAGGGCGTGACACAGGCTTGCTGCGCCGCTTTCGATGCGCTCGGCCAGGGCCGGAGGGATCGCGCGCATCAGACCCGCACCTCGACCAGCGGACAGGCCGTGACCCGCGCGGCGGCAAAGCCTTCCATCTGCAGGTCGAGGCGATCGAGGTCGAACCGCACTGGCGTGTCGAACTCGAACCCCGCCGTCACCACGGCCCCGGCGGCGGGGGCCGTCGCCAGGGTGACAAGCCCGCTGGTGAGGTCGACGCTGAAGGCGGCCGGGGCCAGGGCCACGCCGGCCACCGCCACCCCGACCGTGCCGGCCACCGGCTTGCAGACCGGACGCACCACCGCCTCAGGGCCGCTGCCATAGGTCTTGCTCAGCGCGAAGGTCGTGCGGACCCCGTCACCGGCGCCCAGGACCTGGTCGGTGGCGGCCGGCTGCAGCGACGGCATGCACGACTTGAAATCGGCCGGGTCGCGGAACCGGAAGCCATGCAGCCGCCCGCGCCGGGCCTCGAAAAAGGCGACCAGCTCGGCCGCATCATCCAGCGGGCGCGCGGCCGTGGCGATCAGGTAGCGCCGCCGCCCCTGCGCCCAGGGCGTGGAGCGCCGCTCATGTCCCGAGCCCAGGGTGACGACCGCCGTGCGCCGCTCGACGCCGCCCGTGCAGCCGAACGCCAGCCGCGCCGGCAGGCGGATCTCATGGAAGGCGCTCATGGCGCGGCTCCTGATGTTGAGGATTCTGGATGGGCCGCTGGCCCCCTCCGGGCCTTCGGCCCTCCTCCCCCGAAGGGGGAAGAGGTGAAGCGCGACAAAAGCTTCTGGAGTCACGGACAAGAGGTTCTGGAGCACTCCGATAGCTGAAGCGCTCCAGCCTCACACGTCAATGGGACGTAATGATCAGCTCCTTGGCCTCGGTAGCCGCACCGCTGATGCGATAGGTGTGCTGCCGCTCCAGGATCCTGAACTCGCCGAACATGGCCCTGGTCTCGGGCACGTCGTTGATGGTCAGAATGAAGCGCCCCTGAAGGCCTGCTAAGAGGCCTCTCAGCACCTCATAATCGGACCGTGAGAAGAGCCCCTTACCGTAGTCGTCCTCACCGCCCCAGTACGGCGGGTCGATGAAGAAAAGCGTGCCCGGTCGGTCATATCGCCGGATGAACGCCTCAAACGAGAGGCACTCGATATCGACGCCCGCCAGGCGCTCATGGAGATCTTCCAGCATCGGCTGAAGCTTGGTGACATCAAATCGGCCAGACCGGCCGACCGAGACGCCGTAGCTCTGGCCGACCGACTTGCCACCGAAGGCCACGCGCTGAAGATATAGGAACCGCGCCGCTCGCTGCAGGTCCGTCAAGGTCGTTGGATCGACCTTGGCCAGCCGCTCGAATTCGGCCCGACTGGTGATCTTGAACTGCATGAGCTGCAGGAAGAACACATAGTGCTCCTGGAGCACCCGATAGAAGTTGAAGACCTCCCGGCCGAAGTCGTTGATGACCTCGGCCGGCGGGCGGAGTTTCCGGCGGAGGAAGATGCCGCCCATACCCACGAAGGGCTCGGCATAAAGGGTATGGGGCGTCGCATCGATCATGGCGATCAGCTGCTTGGCCATGTTGCGTTTGCCGCCCAAGTAGGGCGCGACCGGCCGCACAGAGGCGACCGGCATCAGAGGGGTGGACTCCATCAATCTGCACTGCTCTTAACGACCCCGCCAGGTGCGCTGGTGGGGGTGACTGAGGCTGATCGCGCGACCAGCCAAGGTGCAGGGGCCAACCTGCGGATTAGGGCGTTGCACCGCCCTGATCCCACCCCCTTAATCGGGGGCGGAAGTTCCTAGCGCTTGATCACGTACATGACGGCGATGTTCCGGGGCCGGGTCTCCGGCGCAGTGCGCGGCGTTCCGTTGATCCCATCACCTTGAGGCACGCCGGTGGCGGAGATGATCGCTCCACTGACCCCAGTCGAGCCCGAGTATCCAAAGCCGGAGCCGATCTGGGGCGCGTTGGCGATGGGATGGACGTGGCCTTGCATGGCGTCGTCCTGAGACGAACCCAGAGCTCGGCCGGCATCCACGCCCCGGCCATGATCCCAGCCTCGCTGAAACTCGCCCCTGTAGTCCGGAACGCGGAAAGTCGTCACGCCATCGCCGCCGTAGGTGACGCCGATCGCCGCATAAAGCGCCGCATCCGTGGCAATGTTCTTCAAAGAGCCGTCGCACTCATACCAGCCGGCCTCGACCGTCCCGAGGGCACGGGTCTTGACGTCGCCCGGGCTCCAGGCAAAGGCCTTTGCCGCCGCTAAGGCAGCATTAGCCTTGGCTGTCGCATCGGCAGATGCGGTGGCTTCAGCGGCGGCTCGGGCTGCATCAGTCAACAGCTCAATCGCTTCGAGAAGCTGCCCGCCTTCACCTTTCACCAGGGCGATGCCGGCGCTGAGGATGACGCCGACCAGCTGCTCTTGGACGTCGTTACACCAGTCGGCAGACAGGATGGTCGGCATCACGCCGGCTCCTGGATTGCCCGGGGAAAATTGGCCGCCGACAGCGCCGGCTGTGTCGATGCGATGCATGAGCGCTCCTAGAATTCGTACCAAAGGGACGGGGCTGTGGCCCCGCCCGGGATGAGCGTGAAGAAGACGATGGTGTGGGCCGGCCGCGCCCGGCGGATCAGGCACTCGACGTCGATCGCCGATTCCGCGTCGTCGTCGTCGTAGTGGATGTCCACGCGCCAGACATAGGCCCAGTCCTCGCCGAAGACGGGCTGCTCGATCGTCTCTCCGACGTAGAAGGGCGAGAACTCGGCGATGTCGATCGAGGTGCCGAGGCGAGCCGCCAGGTCGACGAAGAACTGGCGAGACTGACCGCCCAAGGTGGCGATGCGCTGAAACACCAGCCGGCGGCGGGTAGCGAGGTCGGGCGCTGGCGGCGAGCACGCGTCAGGCAGGCCCGCCATGACTTCCCAATCGCCCAGCAGTTCGTTGGCCGTGCGCGGATCGGCCTCCTCCAGAAGCACCAGGGCGCGTTGATCAACCCGGGCAAATTCCTCGGCCAGTGCGGCCAGCACCAGGCTCATGACCGCGCCGCTGTCGCGCGGCCAGGCAGGCCCGGTGGGCAGCAGGGCCTTCAGCGCGGCGGTGTATTGGCTGGCGGTCGACATCACAGGGTCCAGGTGATCGCGCCCAGGATGGCGATCTCGCCTGGGTCGTTGGGAACGTTAGCCGCCGGCGTGACCAGCTCGTGATCCTCGCCGCCAGCGCCGGTGGCCACTGCCTCGCGCAGGCGCGAGATGTTGATGGTCGAACCGGGCTCGGCTTCACGGCGCAGGAAGTCGGTGACTTCGGCCGCGATGGCGGCCTTGGTGGGCGCGGATCCGCTGGTAAGGTTGATCGTCAGGGCCAGGGGCGCGGCCACGGGCGCGAAGGCGACCAGGCGGGCCGTCACAGGCCGCAGCGGCTCGATATGGGCCGTCACGGCCGCCACGTCGTCGACCGTGGGGATGATGTCTTCTCGACCGTCCATGACGAAGGCGACGCCGACGCGGCCGACCCCGGTCCAGCCGGGATAGACCCAGGCCCGTGTCACGCCGGCGACCTCCTTGGCCCACCGCACATAGTCGTCGGTCGATCCCCCCTGGGGCTGCTCGCGGATCCGCTCCAACAGGCGGACACGGAGATCCTCGTCGGCCTCCTCGTCGGCCCCGCCGGTCAGGCCGCCCTCGCCCACGAGG